ATTAATCCATCCTCATTAATTGTTGACTATTTAGTTATTGCTGGTGGTGGTGCAGGAGGTGGAGCCCCATCTACAATTGGCGTTGGCGGTGGCGGTGGCGGTGCTGGTGGTTTTAGAACTTCTGCAGGAACTTCTGGAGGAGGAGCGGCTGCTGAGTCTAACTTATCTTTAAGTGCTCAAAACTACACAGTTACTGTTGGTGCTGGTGGAACCAAAGGAACAAGCAGCACTGTAGGCGGAAGCGGAAGTGACTCATCTATTACAGGTTCAGGATTGACTACAATCACATCAACTGGTGGTGGTTACGGAGGCGCTGGGTTTACAGATCCTGCAACAGGTGGTTCTGGAGGTGGTTCATCAGGAATTGGTGGAGGAACTGGTGCTAACGGTACTTCTAGCCAAGGCTACAAGGGTGGAGATGGTGGTGGAGCGTATCAGCCATCTGGAGGTGGTTCTGCAGTTTATGCTGCTGGTGGCGGTGGTGGCGCTTCTGCTGTTGGTGCAGCAGGTGTCTCTAGTTCTTCGGGTGGCGCTGGTGGAAATGGAGTTGCGTCTTCAATTACTGGCTCCTCAATAACCTATGCAGGTGGCGGTGGCGGTGGAGTAAGCCGTAACGCAGCAGGAGCAACTATTCCAGGAGGTTCTGGTGGTTCTGGTGGAGGAGGCGCTGGCTCTGGTAACACAAGCCATGTTGATGGAACTGCTGGAACAGCAAACACTGGTGGTGGCGGAGGTGGGGGTTCTGCTGACATAAGTTTTGGTAGTTATGCTGGCGGCGCAGGCGGCTCAGGCGTAGTAGTTTTACGCTACGCTTCAGTAACCCAAAAAGCATCTGGTGGAAACGAAGTTTATCAATCTGGAAATTATTGGGTGCATGTATTTACATCATCAGGAGTATTTAATACAACACCTTCCTATGTAGCTAAAGCAGCAGGAGGAACAGTAACTACAGATGGCACATATTGGTATCATACATTTACTGGTTCAGGAATATTTAAACCTACACAAAACTTAACTGCTGACTACTTGGTTGTTGCTGGTGGAGGACCTGCATATCACTACAGCGGTGGCGGTGGTGGAGCGGGAGGATTTAGAGCATTTACTGGAGCTTCTCTTACTGCACAAAACTATGTTGCGACAGTTGGCGCAGGTGGAGCCATGAATGGTGGAAATGGTAGCAACTCATCTTTCAATGGAAATGCTTCTAGTGGTGGTGGTTATGGAACCAACGGTGGTGGAGGACCAGGAGGTAACGGCGGTTCTGGTGGAGGCGCAGGTGGACAAAACAGTAGTAATTCATCTGGTGGTTCTGGTAATGCTGGTTCTTATAGTCCTTCTGAAGGAAATAGTGGTGCAGGAAACGTAACTAGAGCAGGTGGTGGAGGTGGTGGTGCGGGCGAAGCAGCGCCAACACCAAGTTCTTCTACCGCAACTGGTAGAGGAGGAGACGGAACAAGCGCTTATTCGTCTTGGGGTAGCGCTACTGGAACAGGAGAAAATGTAAGCGGCACTTACTACTACGCTGGTGGCGGTGGTGGCGGTATCGGTGAAACCACTCCGACTTCTATGGGTAGAGGTGGTTATGGTGGCGGCGGTGCTGGTGTAAATGGAACTGGAATTTCTGGTATGGCAAATACAGGTGGTGGTGGTGGCGGCGGTCAATTTGGAGCAGGCAATGGCTCTGCTGGTGGAAGTGGAATTATAATAATTAGGTATGCAGTATAGGGCACCAAGGAACGACGAGAATAGCGATATAAAATAATATGAGCTATCAATTAAAGGTAATTAAGGATTATCCAATAGGCTTCTGGCCGTTGGATGAGTCTTCTGGTACTACCGCCGCCGATATTTCAGGATGCGGAAATAATGGAACCTATGTAGGATCTCCTGCGGCAAACATGCTGCCTTTGGTTTCTGGCGGGGTATCTGGAACTAAAATTACTAATACTGCGTATATAACTGTTCCTGTTACAAAAGATTATTATGGGGCAACAGTGGGGGCGGGCCTAGGAACCAAGAACACATCAGATAATGATTTTACAATAGAGGCATGGATATATCCACTAATTGAATCTACATTACAAGTTCCACTTTTTGCAGATATAACAAATAATATTGGTTTGTTTTGGGATAGAGGCCATATAGTATTTAAAGTGTCGCAAAATGATTGGGTAATATCCCCATTGTCGTATTCTAAAAAAGTTACTCATGTTGTAGGTAAATATACAGGACAATCTATTATTCTCTATATTGATGGAGTTAACAAAGAGAATAAGTCACTAACTAAATTTAAGTTTACTAACACAAATCTAAATTTACAAATAGGGCCAACCTCAGCAGGCGATAGCTTTACGGTAGACGCTCCAGCTGTATATAGATACGGGCTGTCAGATACAATAATTGCTCAACATTATGTAAGTGGAAATATAACATCTCCTGCAATTCAAATAGTTTTTCCAGACGAAGGTGTTTTATTTAGCGGGTCGGACGCCAATTTAAAACCCTCATTTGACTATTCCTATCCAGTAAACAGGCCATGGACCTATTGGCTGGACGACAACACTTCCTATGATTTAGTTAATAAACATATTGGATTTGTTGAAACAAAAACGGTCACTGCTAGAACCTTTGTTATAAATGATTTTATTGTAATTCCCTCACAATTAAATTTAGTCACATCAAAAGTGGAGTGGCGGAACGACCTAGGAATAACAGTAGAGTCTAGTATTGACGGAATAAATTATGAGTCTTGCTATAATGGAAATCCAATTCCCCAATACACAAAAGACTCATTTAATGCCAGTAAGAATTTGTATATTAGGATAACAATGTCTACTACGGATGCCAGCAAATATCTACCGACATTGTCATTTTTCTGTATTACGTTTTATTCAAATAAAGATATCTATGCCGACAACTATGGGGATAGGATATCTTCTAATACCGAATATTACCTTGGATCATTAAATTACCCCATTCTCTCCCGTAATTACGGAAATGGAATTAGGGCTAAAAACGGTGCGGGATTTAATATTAATACTTTATCCTCTATCAAGTCCGTAGAAATGGTCTTTACGCCCCTTACGTTGGCCGCTAACACCCTTTTCTATGCTTCCGCCCCCTCTAGTACCAGACTGGCCTGGGATGGCTCTGGAGCCGTTTCTAAGGCCAATATATCTAAGATATACGTAAATAATACAGATGTAACTAATCAAACAAACATTTCTTCCTATTTGAGTGCAGGTGAGCCACACCATATCGTAATAGTATTTTCAACCCCCGTAACTGGATCCCTACAGATAAATTACGAAAATTCAGGAGGTCCAAGTAACCTATATAAGAACATTGCTACCTACGGCAAAGAATTAACCTCTAATATTGTAGAAACTCATTACAAGCTATATATTGGAAGAGCGGTGTCAACTTTAACAGAACCGCAGGTGTCCCTGACAGAATCTGACATTATTGCCTTCAATAATGACTGGATCGTGCTACAAAGTACATAATTCTGTATATTCCCCTGACAAAAGCTGGACTTAGACCATAAATAATGGTAAAATAAACTGGTATGAATATCAATAAAACTCAAAAAAGTTTTGTAGAAGAATCCCCGCTAGGGGTTTATGTCTGGGAGATGCCAGACGGAAGGTGGATAGGAGATAATGATGGCAACTATCTTTCGGTCACGGCCAAAAAGGGAAATAGATCCAAAATCGATGCTTTGGCTAGAGAGGTTCGCTCGTACGGCATACATGAAGGCGGGCCTAGATTTCTTTCGGCCAGACGAAAGGTTACAGACGATGAATACGAAGAGCAACAGCAAAGACTTAAATGGGGGCTAATCCCAGATCCTTTAGACATTGGTTCTTATAAGGATGACATGAAAAGATTGAGGGCAGAGGGGCAATAATGATTAAAGATCTAGAAGAGGACACTTCAAGAGATATCGTAATATCTAATTTGACAGATTGGATGAAGTTCAATACTATATCTGAGCAGACTAGCACAGATGCATTTAAGGTAAGCGGAGATGACCTTACTAAAATATCAGGACTAAGCCCTGCCTTTCGTCGAAAGATGAATAGAGATTTACAAAAGAAATTTCAGGGCACCGATGGTGCTGAGACACAACAGAACCTATTGGCACAAGCAATTACTGGCTATGCCATGTTCGACCTTATTGAGCCCCCATACAACCTAGATTATCTTTCTACCATTTACGAAATTTCTCCGTACAATTACTCAGCAATTAACGCCAAGGTCTCGAACATTGTGGGCCTCGGATATGATTTTGTTGAGACACGCAAAACACAAGAAGCTTTTGATAATATCACAGACGAGAAGCAATTAGACCGTGCACGAAGAAAACTAAACAGATTACGTCAAGATTTAAACGAGTGGCTAGAAGATTGCAACGAAGAGGAAACATTTACTGAGACATTAATTAAGTCCTATACTGACGTTGAAGCAACAGGAAACGGCTACATAGAGGTCGGTAGAACCACTTCTGGAAAGATAGGATACCTAGGCCATATACCTGCAAAGACAATGCGTGTACGCAGGTTGCGTGATGGATTTGTTCAATTGCTATACGGTAAAGCAGTATTTTTCCGTAACTTTGGAGATCAAGAAACACCTAATCCAATTGCAGGCGGGCTAGATAGACCTAATGAGATTATTCACCTAAAGAAATACACCCCTACAAATAATTACTATGGCATTGCTGACATCGTAGCGTCCTCAAACGCCATGGCTGGAAACGAGTTCGCTGGAAAATATAACCTTGATTATTTTGAAAACAAAGCAGTACCAAGATACATCATTACCGTAAAGGGTGCCAAGTTATCAACAGAGTCTGAGCGCAAGCTCCTTGAATTTTTCCAGGTGGGGCTAAAAGGAAAGAACCATAGGTCCCTATATATCCCACTTCCACCAGATTCACCAGAGTCTAGGGTTGAATTTAAGATGGAGCCAATTGAGGCAGGCACTCAAGAATCCTCATTTAACGTATATCGTAAATCTAATAGAGATGAAATTCTATTATCTCACCGTGTGCCAATTAATAAAATTGGAACCCCAGAGGGGGTAAATTTGGCGGTGGCACGAGATGCCGATAAAACATTTAGAGAGCAAGTATGCCATCCCGCACAAATGAATTTAGAAAAGAAATTAAATAAACTTATTGCAGAAATGACAGATGCCCTACTTCTTAAATTCAATGAGCTTACTTTGACCGATGAGGACACACAGTCTAAAATTGATGAGAGATATTTAAGGATGCAGGTTGTCACCCCAAATGAAATAAGAATTAGAATGGGCATGGTCCCTCTTGAGGGTGGCGACAAGGTTATTGAATTAAAGGCACAGGGTCAGGCAGAAATTAGGGCACAGGCAGGAAAGACCAGAAATAGAGATTCTGAGAGGTCTGCAAATTCCCCCGATATTTCTGGCGAGGCAAGAAATCCCCAGGGTGAGGGAAGGCAAGTCGACTAACCCTACTCAACTGATTATTTGCCTTATATACAATAACGTTATAAAATTAAGCATATGAATATTGAGAAATCTCTTTGGTCTTCGAATGGCGACAACATCACGTTATCCGTGCCATTTACCAAGGTTAACCGTGAAAAACGGACGGTTGCAGGCTTTGCAACGCTTGATAATCTTGATCAGACTGGCGACGTAGTCACCTCTGAGGCAAGCATTAAGGCATTCGAAAGTTTCCGTGGAAACCTACGAGAGATGCATCAACCAGTTGCTGTGGGTAAAGTAGTTTCTTTTAAACCAGAGGCATACTATGACCCAAAGTCAAAAGAGTTTTACAATGGAGTTTATGTAGATGCATATATTTCAAAGGGAGCTCAGGATACTTGGGAAAAGATTCTTGATGGGACACTACAAGGATTTTCTATCGGCGGAAAAATTATTGACTCCGACAACGAGGTCAATAAGGCAACAGGAAAGACCATAAGATTTATTAAAGACTACTCCCTAATGGAGTTGTCAATTGTAGATTCGCCAGCAAACGAACTCTGCAATATAGTATCAATATCGAAAAGAAATGGACAGCTAGTGTTTAAAGGGATGGCAGCAGAAATTGTGACAGAAAATATTTTTTATTGTGATGAATCTGACTCAGTATTCATTTCTACAGAATCGTCATATGATTCCCCAGTTACAGGAAAACCTGCAACGCTAATAGGATGGGTAGAGTCTAATGATGTTAACAAAGCGAAAGAGATAGATAGAATTCTTGATTTATATAAAAAGTCAAGATTGTCGATGCCTGAAACACAAATTGCAAAACAGGCAGACATAGAAG